AGTCCCAGCCACTCTCTGATTTAAGGTAGTACGTCCCTCGTTCGTACTCAGCCACGAGATCCGCTTCTGGGATGGCGACATGGTCCGTCTCTGTCCCGCACACCACCAGACAGTGCAGCACGTAGAAATATCTGATGGTCTCAACGCCGGGGCGCGGGGGATCGCAAAAGACCTCCATCGGATCGCCCATATCTACCCGCTCTGTGTGCGAGAGCACCCGCTCACGCACCGTGATTACATCGTAGTTGAGGATCTTGCCTTCGATCTCATTCTCGATGTCACGCCGAAATGTCAGTCCAGTCATGTTGCCTCCTTGGGCTGTTCAGTTCTCGCCTACCCTCGCGTCAATTCTTGCGTGCCCTCGCCTCACATCTCGCGTGCCTGCGTAAAGCGGCGATAGTAGTCGGCGGCCGACACCAGCCTCGCCTCAGTTCTCGCCTGATCTCGCGTCCGATACACGCCGACCAGTACATCGCCGTCCCAGAGTTGCCAGCCTGGGTCGCCTGTTGGATTCTCAAAGAGCGCGAAGATATTGATGATTCTCATAGCTGTGTCCTCGGCCAGTTCGGATCGTTGACCCAGCCGCAAGCCTCGCACGTAGCTCGCTCGCCCCGGATCGACACGATGATGGCGTCACACGCGGGGCATTCCGGGTTGTCATCGGGCGGCGGGTCAATAGGCGGTTCCGGCATGAGTATGATGCATTCCGGTTTCATCTGTGTGCCTCCTGGGTGGGGTTTGGATTATTAGCTGGCCGCTGAATTAAAAATCGCGAGCAGGTCTCGTTTGAATGTATTCACGTTCGGGACACCTGATGCGGGAGTGACGTTGTAGCAACTGAGCGCATATCTCGGAGACGGGAGTGTGACCGTCTCACCCACGTCCACCGGAGGTTTGAGACCGTTATTTTGGCATCGCCCCACCTCGGTACCCCGACTCGTCTGTTTAACGCAATATCCAGTGATGAGGGAGTCCAGACTCAGGGTTCCGTCTACATAGATCGTGATTTTTTCAAACATAATGCTCCTGTTTAGGTTGGGGTTGGTCTTCAAAAAATGAGCGCCAGCATGGCGAGAACCAGCGCCAGCAGCACGCCGTCGCGGATCATGCCGAGGGTGGTCATGACGCGGCCTTCTTGGTATCAATCGTTGACCACGGGAGATACCAGCAGATCCCAAGCTCTCGCTCTTGCAGTGTGGTACATGTGAGTGGTTTCGCCCCTGGCACGGTCGGGGGGCGGCGCGTCCAGCATGGGACCAAGTGACCGCAATCCCATATTTGATATCTGCTCCGTATTTTTTTCATAATGCGATATTCCCTCCCTGTTGGTGTCCCGTGATTGCGGGCTCCTATCGGCCCCGGAGCGCCACTGGCTCCGGGGCCGACGCAACCGACAAGCGACTATCGCGTGGGTGGCCGCTGGGTCAGCCTTCGCTCAAGCCAATCGCTCCGCCGTCTCACCGAGGAGCTGTACATCGGGTCCGCTTCAGGGGCTTGCAAGGCGTTATAGAGGCGGTCGGCCAGCCCTTGCGCGAATCCAATCGAGTACGCTTCGTGTAGGGTGCGGCTCGCGGCGACTGCCTCATATATGGCTTCCCACGCGGCAGCGATAGTTTCAGTCCCCGTCCACGCGCCGGACTCGCACCGGCCCCGCAGCCACTGCATGTGCCGGTGGCGCTGATTGCCGGTGATCGGTCCACTGTCTGTCATGATTTTCATGATGCGGCCTCTTGCATGATGTGCTTCTGGTCAACGGTGTCCTCGGCGGTGGCCCAAGTGACCCGGGGATCGTCGGATTCTATATCCGAGATAAACCCGGCCCGGCTCGGCTCGTCAGCGAATGAGAACATCTGTGATCCGTCATAATCTGGGGACCATACAGCGACGATGTATATTTTGACTTTGCTCATGATGTCTCCCTCAGTTGTGGCAATCGAGGGCAACCGCGAAGACCTGAAATTCAGGCCCCCCCTTCCGCATTTTGTGATCCTGGCGAAGCCAGCGAGCGGTCGGCATCTGGTCTTTCGGCTTCCGCTCGAACCACTGGGAGACCGACAACCACGGGCGGTAGATCTCTCTCTTAAACCACGCCCCATCGATGATGATGTCAAAGCAGTCGTCCAGATGCTTCTGTCTGATCTCTTTAATGGGGATGATGTTTTTCCCGTTGAGCGTGTCGGGCCATGCCCCGCCGATCAGATACCCGTCCCAGTGCTCATCATGAAAAGGGGCCATGTCTTGTTCTACAAGCTCCTCTATCCTGGTGTCGCTGATTTCTTCGAGCGGGGCTTCTACGAAGATGATATTTCTGTAATGCATGGTCTGCCTCCTGTGGTGTTCAGTTCTCGCCTGTTCTCGCGTCTGTTCTCGCGTCTGTATTAGATCCACTCGTAATCGAGCGTTTCCAGAATATTTGACGCCAGATCACCGGCCTCGTCGTTCCCCGCGTCCCACCGTTCGGTCAGCCGCCGGATGAAGCATCGCAGGCTGGCCGTATCCATGATTTTGATCGTGCGCCCATCCTGCTCGGTCCTCACCGCTTCTAGGTGACTGTCGATCCCTTCGTTGACCACATCAGCGACGAGATCCCAATCCTCACCCATTAGCTCCATTGGGTACGGTGCGTCGATGGTGAGATCCGCCGGAACGGTGCCGTATGTGAGCGATTGCATGTGATTTTCTCCTGTGAGGTTAGAGTTCCGCGATCATCTCGTCCAAGGCGTCAATGTCCAGGCCGCTATCGTTCCAAGCCACGCCGTCAGGTGTCTCGATGGCGATGCGAAACGCGGTGCCTTGGTCGCGGGTGTCGTCGTCGCGGAACAGGTCGCGGAACCTTGTATACGTGCCTGCTCCCTTTGCGCTTTCGTAAAGTCCTTCATCGTTTCCGATCCACAGTGCGACGTTCCAGGTCTCGTAGTTTTTCCAGCCGTTGTAGGTCGTATCTGTCATAGCGTGTTCTCCTCCAGGTTCGAGTGTGTGCTGTTGTGATTATGAGAACTCGTACCGCCGCGTCCGTTCGGCGGTTTCCACCCAATCTCCATAGGATGTAACCACGAACCGGTCGCGTGCGGTGTCATACAGGACTGTCGGATCGTACGTGTCGCCGGTATTGCAGTACAGCGCGGCAATATCCAAATGGTATGAGTCAATGTGCCGGTCGCAGAAGATCGCTTCAATGCCGCATGTATCGAGGATGACGTTACAGGCTTCGAGCATCTGATCCACATCACGCGGGGCACTGGCACATTGCGCGGCCCAGCGTTCGACCGGGGCGAGCGTGAGTGGGTCTGTGGTCCCGTCTAAGATGCCCCGTAATTTCACGGCCGTGTCACGGTCCCAATAGCGTTCGAGTGTTTTCACAGTGGGTGCCATCGTGTCTCCTCCATGGTTCGAGTGTCCAGCGATACCCACCGACACGGGGCCGGTGGATACCGCAAGACAATCGAGCCGCTAAACGATAGACCAACACTCCGTCCAGCGGCTCCCACTGCGGCGGAACAACGTGGCGTTTCCATGATCGTTTACGGCGAGCGCATGGGACATATCGGCCGGTATGGTCTCCTCGGTCGGGTGATTGTTCTCTCTGAGCCGCCAGCAATAGCCGTCGTATGATCCCTGTATGGTGTCGCTAAAGAGATCCTCGCACGGCCAGACTCCCAAGTCGGACCCGTCACCTGGATGCGATCCGACATAGCAATAGTCGGGGACATAGCTTTCCGCGAGCGGGATAAGAGTTTCGCTCATCTCCATTTCAAGATCGAACAAGAGATCATCCGAACATGGCGCACAACCCGCAATCATCGTGCCTGGATTGTCGCTGTCGTCATCTTCACAGTCTGCCGCAATCCATGCGTCCAGGCACCGCTGTACCTCGTCGCACGTCTGCCGATCTTCCGCCGACAGTCTGATGCCATCCAGTGCTGACAGGAGTGCTGGCATGGTGTCTTGGACGCGCATCGTGCCATGGCTGATTGTGCCGAGTTCAAGTGTGGTTGGTTTGGTGGGTTTCATGATCTGGTTCTCCCTCTAGTTCTGAGCGGTTACTGTGATTTTGCCGCCGTCAGCGAAACTGTCAATTTGGTCTTGCGTCACCGTGGTGGCGTTCCGGCCGTCGAGATATTTGTTGATATGCCGTGACGTGGTGACACTGTGGCGCGTTTCGGTGCGGAAGCATCCGACACCGTGTACCTGTACGACGACGGGAGTGGAGTAGCTGTACAGGACTGAGCGGTTCCCCGTGGTAATTTCTGTCTGGTTTGGTCCGAGATTGTATAGGTGCATGGTTTTGGTCCTTTTTTGGTGCGAGTTACCGAGTCGGCGCGATCCAACAGCGACCTTGCTGTGTCACCGGGTCCGTCGAGAATGCGACCACAGGCGCGCTGTCCACCCTGATCAGCTCGCCTGAGGGTGCGAGCCTCGTGAAGAATGGCGCGCGTTTGGGGTTGTACCTGATCTCAACGGTCAACTCAGGATGATCTGCGCGTGTCTCGCTCAGAGATGAGTCGATCAGACCATGCGCGCGCGCATGTACTGACCTGGACTTCCCGTCGGCAATGCGCTGCTGCTCTTTGGCGTTGACCTTGAACGTCACGTCATGCAGCACCGTCGAGTGCCGGTAGGCGATGACGCGTCCTGATGTAGGCGACACAGACCGACCGCGCTTGTCAGTGATGACTGAGCGGGGTAGGTCTGTGCGCGTTGGCGACGAGAGTCGGAAATGGACAGTTGCGGGCTGTTTCATGTGGTCTCCCTCGGTTAAGTCGCCGGCTCAATTGACCGGGTTAACGACGTTTACGGTATGCGATGCGGTCCAATGCGATTCTCTGCTTGCGTGCCTTCACGCATTCTCGACAGGTACCGTTACTGTGCGACGTTTCTAGCCCGCACCTGCTACACCAATGCAAACCGTCGAAGATTGCCCGGTCTGCCTGAAGCGTTGCCCGGTCTGCTGCCTTGTCCTTGTTCATATAACCTCCTCGGTTAATCAACCCACACACTGTCGGCTGATGGATACCACTCTAGCACGGTATAAGAGTAGATGCAAGTATGCCCGCTAGCAGCTCCATGCGGACGTGTCCGCCCGTGTTCGGACACGCTGTCCGGCTAGCCCCGCGCCGACCACGAGCTGACACGCGCATGGCGCGTCGGCGGCCGGAGTAAGCGTTTACTCACCATTCGAAATCCTTTTCCAGCCGTTTTCGTTTTCAGATCCGAAAGCACTTCGAGATTCTGATATCACTAATACGCATATCCCCTCATCGCGAATCGCGAGACCCACATCGGAGCAAGCCAAGCTAGAACCAGGGGAATCAAAGGATAGAATCAGGCTGGTATATGGTAGAGTCTGGACATGATGGGGGAGTTGGAAGAGGGGTCTGCGGTGAAGAGCGGACGGGGAGGCTACCGACCCGGGAGCGGTCGAAAGCCGGGGAGTACGGTGGCGAATGGGCGTGTGACGCCGTACAAGCCTGCGCGTGAGAAGGCGGAGTTATTGAGTCTCTGGCGTACGGAGGTGAGCAGACAGTTTGAGACGTTGGTACGGGCGCAGATTCAGTCAGCGCAGGGTGTGACGCATATGGTGGCCCGTGACGATCAGGGTCGGTGGACGACGGTCACGGACCCGGACGTGATGGTGGAGCGGTTGAATGCGGGGGAGCAGGCGTATCGGTTGTCAGCGGTGGCTCCGAATGCGACGTTGATTGGGCAGATCATGGATCGGATGTTTGGGCAGGCGAAACAGACGATTGATCTGGATGTGAGTACGGAGCCGTCGAGATTGTCAGACCGTGAGTTGTCGGCATCGCTGGGGAATCTGATGAAGAAGCTCTCGCCAGCGGCGTTGCCGGTGGTGGATGTGACGCCCGTGGAGTCTGGAACCGACGAAAGAAACGAAAGAAGTCCCCAGATTGACGCGCAAACCGACGAAAGAAACGAATTAAGTCCCGTGGAGGCGTCCATCGTGAACGACGGGCCGGAGTTTGTACCGTGTGTACCCCCCAGAACAAACGAGACAAACGGGTTGAGGACGGTGGAGGAGATTCTGGCGGAGGCACGGGAGAGCGCGGCACAACGGGAACGAGAAAACGAGTGGCCGGATGTCTGAGTTGACCCTGGATGAGCGGTTACGACTCGACGCCTTACATGCCGAGGCGGAACGTCGGACCACGTCACGCTTCTCGACGTTTTACCCAGACGGCGACGGCCCCCTGGCGCGGTCACGGTACCAGAAGCACCTCGATTTTTTCGCGGCTGGCGTCACGAAGGAGCGGTTGTTTATGGCCGCGAACCGGGTCGGGAAGTCTGAGGCCGGGTCGTATGAACTGACGTGTCATCTCACGGGGTTGTATCCCCACTGGTGGACGGGACGACGGTTTGACGAGCCGGTGGAGTGCTGGGCGGTCGGGACGAACTCCCAGACGACGCGGGATATTGTGCAGGCGAAGCTGCTGGGAAGTGTCCAGTCTCCAGGGACCGGGATGATTCCGGCCCACCTGATTGAAAAGACCATCAACGCGAGAGGACTGGCCGGTGCGCTGGAAGGGGCACAGGTTCGGCATGTGAGCGGGGGACTGAGTCTCGTGGGGTTGAAAACCTACGAACAGGGACGCCAATCCTTTGAGGGGACCGCGAAACACGTCATCTGGTGCGACGAGGAACCGCCGCAGGATTGCTACACGGAGATGTTGTATCGGACGATCACGACGCAGGGGATCATCATGGTGACGTTCACCCCGCTCCAGGGGATGAGCGCGGTCGTGAAGGGGTTTCTGGAGCCGGAATCGCCGGCCTCGGCCAAGTTCAAGACGTTTATCCAGGCGGGGTGGCGTGATGTGCCGCACCTGGACCCCGCTGAGCGTGAGGCGTTGATGGCGACGACGCCGCCGTATCAGATTGCCGCGAGAACCGAGGGCGAGCCGAGTTTGGGGTCGGGAGCCATTTACCCGATTGCCGAGCGGGAGATTCTCGTCCCCACCGCGACGATTCCCGAGAGTTGGGCACGCTGCTATGCGCTGGATGTCGGCTGGAACCGGACGGCGGCACTCTGGGGCGCGACAGATCCCGGATCGGGACAGATTGTGCTCTATGATGAGCATTATCGTGGACAGGGCGAACCGGCGAGTCACGCCGAGGCGATCAAGGCGCGTGGTGATTGGGTGCGCGGCGTCATAGACCCGGCGAGTGCCGGGAGTAGTCAGGTCGATGGACGGGCGCTGATTGATATCTACGGACGACTGGGTCTGCGTCTCGAGCCGGCGCAGAACGCGGTCGAGGCGGGGTTGACCGAGACCTGGAACCTGCTAGTCTCGGGGCGACTCGTCGTGCAGGAACATCTGAGTAATTGGCGCAGTGAGTTTCGGAAGTATCATCGGGACGAGCAAGGGCGCATTGTGAAGGTCTCCGATCACCTGATGGATGCCACGCGCTATCTGGTACTGAGTGGGCGTCATGCGATGCAACCACCACCACGACCCGCGCAACGGTCGCGTCTCTCGCGAGGGACAGCCGCGTTAACAGATTGGATGGGCGCATGACGAGCGAGATGCAACAGGCGTTGGATCGCTTCAAGTTTGGGTCGGATGCCGACAC